CGTGATGGAGGTCACCCTCTTCCGCTTCGACGACAGCGCCTACACCAAGCGCGGTCAGGTGGGCTTCCTCGCCTGGGCCCGGGGCGACGGGAAGACGATCTCGGCGGGCCAGCCGATCAAGTACTTCCAGCACTCGGCCTCGTAAGGCGCCGATCGGCGCCGGCCTCGCGCCGGCGCCGCCTTCTTCCCCCATCGACAGGAGCGCGCCATGCGACGCCCGACCCCGGCCGGCCTCCGCGCCGGCAACACTGCCGCGATCGCCGCCGCGCCAGCCGCCAGTCCCCCTGCAGAGGCCACCAGTTCCACCGAAACGCCGGCAACCGCCAGCGCCGGCGATCAGCCTGCAGGTGACGTCTCGGCTCCGGCAGAAGCGCCGGCGCAGGCCGACACCGACGAGCAGCCCGTGAGCGCTCCGGACGAGCCCGCACCCGAAGAGTCGTCCGGCACGCCGGCAGCTGCTGAGACGGCGCCCGTCCCCGACCCGTTCGCGATGTACGACGCGCGTGTCCTGGTCGCGTTCGACGAGCACGAGCCGAACGATATCGTGTCCGGTACGGTCGACGAACTCGGCTTGCTCGAGCGAGACGGCAAGGTCGATCCGCACCCCGATGCGGTCGCCTACGCCCGGAGCCTGCGCCTGTGACCACCGTCGTCGCGCTCCCCGACATCAAGCGGAACCTCCGCCTGTTGGAGAGCGCGACGGACGAGGATGCCCACATCGAGCTCTTGCTTGCGGCGGCGATCCGGACTGTCGAACTGGAGACCAGCCGCACCATGCGTGGCGAAGACCCGACGCTTACCGGCGAGGATCTCGACCTCGCCAACCAGGCCGTGCAGCTGCTCGTCGCGTTCTGGTATGCCAATCGCGAAGCGGAGGGCACGTTGCCGCGGCTCTGGATGCTCGAGCCGCTGCGGCGCTTCGACGATGGGGGCACGATCTGATGCTCGCCGCAGGCCGGCTACGCCAGCGCGTGAATTTGATGCGCAACGCCAAGGCAGATAACGGCAAGGGCGGCTACACCAGCGCCTGGTCAGCCGTCGCGAGCAGTGTACCGGCCGAGGTGCTCGGGCTGACCGGCAGCGAGGTGATCCGCGAGAAGTCGCTGCAGGGCATCCGTTGCTACCGCATCACGTTGCGGTGGCGCCAGGATCTGCAGCCGAAGGACCAGCTGCGCTACGGCACCGAGGATCTGAACGTCCGCTCGGCAGTCGATCCTGATGGGCGGCGCGAGCAGCTCGTCATCCTCGCCGACACTGACGGCGCGGTCGCGACGAGCTGATGCCCGCCGGCGTGCAGGGCCTCGCCGAGGCTTACAGCTTTCTCGGCAACGCTGGCGCGTCCGCGCGAGAGGAGCTCGGCGTCGAATTGGCGATCATCGGCCGCGAGATCCTCGCGGCCCAGCGCGCCGACGCTCCCAAGGCGACCGGTAAGCTGGACGCGGCGCTGTCGCTGCAGCTGCTGCTCGCCAACCTCAAGGTGAGGATCGGCCTGCTGCTTGGCGGGCGCGACGCCGGCAAGATCAACGGCCGGCGCGATAAGGGCCGCTCCGGCGGACCGTTCTACGGGCGCATCGTTGAGTTCGGCCGGCGAGCCCAGACGGTGCTGGTGACGCGGCGGATCAAGCGTCGAAGGGTCAAGGGCAACGGCCGTAACGGCACGATCCGGACTGTCACCTACGCGACGCCGAAAAGGCGGATGCGGCGCCGTTCGAGTCCCAACGCGGGCAGCTTCGTCGGCGATCCGTACAAGCTGCGGGTACAGGCGAAGGAGGGGCGGCCGTTTGTCGCGCAGCCGCTGCTTCGCGAGGTGGCCGACCAGCACATCGGCGAATACTGGGGCCGGGTGCTTGCCCGGATGGGGGGCGCATGAGCGAACTGCTGGATCTGCTCACCGGCGCACAGGACGCGACGATCGCGCTGCTTCGAGCGCAGCTGCCTGAAGCGCAGCGCGGCATGGCGCGCCATAGCCTGGACGAGGACGCCAAGCCTCCCTTCCACCTGGTTGGCGACGTCGATGTCGAGCCCGCCGGCGGGAAGGGCGAGCAGGCCGACAAGGTCACCGTTGACCTGCATACGGTCTACAAGGGCACCGACCGCGGTGAGCTGCTCGCGCTGATGCACCAGGTGCGCCTCGCAACCGACGACAAACAACTGACGGTCGAGGGCGGAACCTATCGTTTCGAATGGCTCGGCGCGGTGGCGAGCACCGCTGCCAGCGACGGCGTGACCTACGCCGGCATCACCCAACTCGAGATTTTAGCAGAGCCGGCGTGAGCCGGAAAGGAGAGCATCATGGCAAATGAATTCGGCAAGGATTGGCGCGTCCATATCAAGACGGGCGCCAGCACGTTCACGCCGATCGGCGGCGAAACCTCGCTCGACTGGAAGCGTTCCAGCCAGGAGCAGGATCTCAGCGATAAGGACAGTGGCGTCTACGGCGCGACCAGCTACGGCCAGCAGAAGATCAACTTCGCGGTCGCTGGCAACCTGAAGCTGCCGGATCCGGGCTTTGCCGCGGCGGAGGCCGCCTCCAAGGAGTCGCCCCCCCAGATCGAGGTCCAGATCATGAAGGGCTCGGTCGTGAAGTTCCTCGGCTTGGTCGCAATCGGCAACTTCTCGGCGTCGTTTCCAAAGGATGGTCCCGCAACCTATTCTCTCGATATGGCCAATGCGGCGGCACCGACCACCGACGCCCTCACCGCGGCTGACGCCTGATGAATACGGCGGTCCCCGAGCGTGGCGAGCACGAGCTGGTGCTTGCCGGCGTGACCTATCGCCTGCGCCCCTCACACCAAGCGCTGCGGGGCGCAGAGCGCAAAACGGAGCGATCGCTCCTGGAGCTGCTCCGGCTGGCGAACGCCGGCGGCCTCAGCCTGGATGAGATCGGGATCGTCGTCGCCGAATTGATCCGCGCCGGCGCGGACGAGAAAGATGTCGTCGCGCAAAACGTCGACGCCGAACGGATCAGCGAGCTGATCTACGAGGAGGGCCTCCACAAGGCGATTGCCCGGGTCACCTTGTGCCTGATCGATGCGGCATCGGGGGGCCGGAAGGCCTCGGGGGAAGCGAAGGCGGCACCGGCGAGCGAGACGGAGACCGCTGGCGCCGCCTGATGGGACTGGCGCTCGATGCGTTCAGGTGGTCGGCCGACCAATTCTGGTCGGCCACCCCGCACGAGTTCTGGTCGATGATCGACGCCCGCATCGCGGCGAACAAGCGATGATTGATCGAAGATCTGGGGGGAGGGCGTAGATGGCAGCATCGAACCGTCGCGACCTGTACCTCCAGGTCTCCGGCAATGTAGATCAGCTCGGAAGCGCCATGAAGGCGGGCAAGAGCGCGCTCCTGTCGCTCGGGTCGGCGGCGATCGATGTCCAGGGTGAGATTGACAAGGCGCTAGCGAACCTGGGGGCCAATGCGCCGGCCCAAGCCAAACAGCTCGAGCGCAGCTACACGCAAACCTTCAACACGATCAGGCAGAATGCCCGATCGGTGCTCGAAGCGCCGAACGCCGGTGCTGCGCTCCAAGTGCTCGACGCCGGCGCCGCCGAGCAGTCGGCGCGCGCCGCGGAAAATCAGGCGGCCGCATTACGCCAGGTAGCGACCGCAGCCGCCACCGTCGCCACAAAGGCCGGGGAGGCAGGGGCAGCAGAGCGCGTCCTGGCGGTCGCCGCGGCAGCGAGCGCCACGGAAGCGGAGCGGGACGCGATCGCGCTCCGCAGCCAGGCGAACGTGCTCGGCGCGGTGCGTGACGAACTGCAATCGGTGGGCGTTGCTCAACAGCGCGGCGTCGTTGTGAACGGGCAGGCACGCGCGGGCTACCAGCAGCTATCCTACCAGCTCGGCGACGTGGCCACGCAATATGCCGCCGGGACCTCGGCCACGATCATCTTCGCGCAGCAGAGCGGCCAAGTCGTGCAGGCGATCTCGCTGATCGCCGGCGAGGCGAAGGGGTTCATCGGTCTTCTGGGAGGGCCTTGGGGCATCGGGCTGAGCAGCGCGCTGGTGCTGCTGAGCCCGTTCGTCGGCAAGATCCTAGAAGGAGGCGACGCGCTCGCCAAGGAAACCAACCACCTCAAGGAGAACGCTGACAAAACCGCCATTGCCGACCGTGCGAAGCAGGCGTTCGTCCTGACCGAGGCTGGCGCGATCGAGGACGTTCGCGCTCTGACGAACGAGCTGAA